AATTCAATTCATTAAACTATGTCCGTCAGTATAGGAGAACACTATGACATCAATACTTAAAGTAGACACCCTCCAAGATGCTAGTGGTTCTGGCAGTCCTTATATTAAAAATGCTGTGTTGCAAATGCCTTTTACACAATATACTGGCACAACTTCTGTAAGTGTTACTGCTAATACAAACACAACTATAGATGTTTTGTCAGTAAACATTACACCTAAAAGCACATCATCTATAATTAAATTAGATACCCACATATTTCATGAGTGGGTTCAGGGTAACGCTACTTTCAACTCTGTTTGGTTTTTTTATAGAGGCTCTACAAAGTTAGCCATAGCACAAGCAGGTAACAGATTGTGTGGTATTTCTATGTCAACACTTTGTGTAGGTGCTACAGATGCAAATAGCACTCCTGAAATAGCTTGTTATAGTTATTTTGACTCTCCTAATACCACTAGTCAAGTTACTTACAAAGTTGGAGTTATTAGTTATTATAGTACTAGTGTTTTTATTAACAGAACTAGTGGTGATGCTGCTAATAATACTGAACACGAAAGAGGCATCAGCTTCATATCAGCCACAGAGATAGGAGGATAACATGCCACTCACCAAACTAAACTCAGCAAGTGTCATTGAACGTCTTCCAGTTGGGAGTGTGTTGCAGACAATTAATGCTACTTTTGATACTAAAACAGATTTTACTAATAATGGTAGCTTCAGTAATTCTCACATAACAGCAAATATAACTCCATCTTCTACAAGTAATAAGGTGCTTGTTACAATTAATACTGTAGTAAGTGTAGATTCTACCACTTCTACGTTTAGGTATTTAACAGTAGGAAAAGACGGCACAGAGGCTTCTCATCTAAAAATGGTACGTTCTAGTTATCAAGACTCAGGAGGTAGTGATGTTCAAGATTTAACAATACAACATTTAGATTCTCCTTCTTCTACTTCAAGCGTAACATACTCTTTAATGGCAGATGCAAGAAATGTGGGAATGGCAGTTGGTGGTAGAATGTCAACTACAAATGCAAATCAAATTTCAAGTATAACACTTCAGGAGATTAAAGGGTAATGGTTAAAGCATCTGAAGTAAAAGCACAGATAGATACTCACGAGGCAGTATGTGCTGAGAGGTGGAAAGAGACTATCATTCGCATCAAGAGAATAGAAACCATTATGATTGGTACGGCAGGCACAATGATACTAATGATGGCAGGCTTACTACTGAGGTGACACTATGCTTGAAATGCTAATGGTTGCGAATAGTGCCTTTGCTGTCATCAAACAAACAATAGAAAATGGTCGTGATATAAGTTCAGCAGGTTCAGCAATCGCTAAATTTGTAGGTGCAGAAGACCAACTCCAACAAGATTTACATAAAAGAAAGAGTAGTATCTGGACTAACTTTCTTGGCAAGACAGACAATGACCTTGAAGAGTTTATGGCATTAGAACAGATACGAGTTAAGAAAGATCAACTCCGGGAGTTCATGCAACTTTATGGCAGAGCCAATCTTTATAACGACTACATACAATATTGTGCTGATGCAAGAAAGCAACGTAAAGAAGCACGCATCAAAGCACAGAAACGTAAGCAACATATACAAGATATGATTCTCAAAATTATATTAGGGATTCTAATAGCAACTGTATTGACTGGTGTTGTTGGCGTTCTGATTATAATAGCAAAAAAGAAAGGTATAATATAATGATCACAGCTTTAATTCCTGCAGTAACTAGCATACTAGATAAGTTTGTCCCGGATGCAGACACAAAACAAAAGTTAAGCCATGAGATTTCTACTATGGCAGAGAAGCACGCACAAGAAATTGCATTGGCACAGATCAAAGTGAATGAGGCTGAGGCTAAAGGTAATTGGTTTCAATCATCATGGCGACCTGCTACTGCGTGGGTATGCGTACTTGGATTCCTTGTTAACTTTTTAGTATCGCCATTGTGTGCAGGATTTGGTATTGATATACCACAAGCAGACACGGCAACCATGTTACCTGTACTTATGGGTATGCTTGGATTGGGTGGTATGCGTACACTCGAACGATTAAAAGGTAAGGATAGAAAATAATGGTTATGTTATCAAAGAACTTTTCATTAAATGAAATGCTTAAGAGTCAGACTGCAGAACGTTTAGGTATAGATAATAGTCCTGATGCAGATGCTATATATAACTTGGGTAGATTGGCAGAGAATGTACTACAACCATTGCGTAATGAGTATGGTGCGTTCATGGTATCAAGTGGATTTCGTTCCGTTGAATTATGCGAAGCTATCGGTAGCTCTAGTAATAGCCAACATGCTAAAGGGGAAGCAGCCGACTTTGAGATATGTGGTATATCCAACTTTGATTTAGCTGAATGGATTAGCGATAACCTTGAGTATGATCAACTGATACTTGAGTGCTATAAAGGAGGCAATACTGGGTGGGTGCATTGCTCCTATGTACCAAACGGCAGGAAGGAGAACCTTACCTATGACCGTACCAAAGGTTATCGCAAAGGATTACTGGAGGAGTAATCCTATTTGTTTAAGTGATCAGTAAAATTAAAATCTTTGATCATCTTTTTTATATACCACTGTGCTTTATACAAATCTTCTATTCCGTTCTTATCTTTGTAACGCATGATGTACTTAATGATGTTACCTTGGCAATAGTCTAGTTTGTTCTGCGTTATAAATTTAATTGGTTCTATTTTGTATTTGTTATAATGCTTTGGCGATATGTTGTTCTTGTTCATGGTAATAACTTTCGTAACCGAAAGTCATTAGAACCTATGATGGCGAAGCATTGCATCGTCTGTTGTTGTAACATTCTGATCTCCCCAGTCTTCTGTTTCTTCTTGTGGTTTCTTTTTTAATTGTTGAAATATTTGTCTGAGTTCATGGTTGCCTGCTCTCCTGTCAAACTTACACTCAGGACATAGCTTTGCGTATGGCCGTTTGAATGTGACAGGTGGCATGAGTACACCACACTCAGCACAGTTCTTCTTATCAAATTTTATTACTGGTCTTGCCATTACTTTAACTCCTCAATCTTTACATCATCATAACCTTTGTCTACCCATTCATCATAATTTCTTTGTGCGTCTTTGTAGCTAACATAGTAATCAGGTGTTCCACCAACCCAAACAATGTATTTATATTTTGTCATAATTATTCTCCTTAAATAATGTTTAGTAATATTATTATACACACAACACTAACTACAGTTATCTTGTAAGATAGCCTGCTTTTCTTTTTAGTATTGTACCTAGTTAATATAGTTGTGTGTATATACCTAGATAGATGTGATAGACTCATATCAACTCCTTAGTTTACGTAAGAACTTCTCATATGATTTTTGCTCAAGTCTCCACTGATGTCCAACTTTAATGTATGGAATCTTATGTAGCTTCATTAGCTTCTTAACTTTACCGACTGATGTTTGCAGTGAGCCTGCAACAACATCAATCGATTCAGTATTGTGTAGATTAAAAAGGGACTTCGTCACCGAATGCCTCCAATCCTACGTTGCTGACTTGGTCTAATGTCTTAGCACCACTTGTCACCTGCTGATACTCGTTAGGGCCATCAGTGACAGGCTGAGAGCCTTGCATGGATGTTTTGTCACTGATCTTAGCATCCATGTAATCCTTACCACCTTGTGATGTAGCAAACCATATGGCTAATCGTCTGTCTTCATAGTCACCTGATAGGTGTGGTGCTTTAGGATTCTGACTATCGTTCTCAAACAACACACCAACTTTCTTGTATACTTCACGTATAACTTTACCTGATGGTAGTGTAGCCTTGACAATAACATGGTACTCTTCTGCACCATTGTTGTTTAGTTTACCCTGTCCTACTAGGACATTGTTCTCACGAGGTGCAAACATTGCACCTCTATCTGTGTCGTCGTACTGTTGATCCATTTAGAATCCTCCTCTACTTGATTTAGCGTTTGATGTTTTGGTACTGATCGGTGGTATCTTTCCTTTAGATGGAGATGCTTCATTGGCATCATCATCTTCTGATGGTAATCCGTACACACTCTGCAAAGTGTATCTCTTTGCGTAGGTTATGGCTGACCCAACTTTCTGTGGGTTCTCCATGTTTGTTGGAGACAGAATGATTGGAAGCTTAGATACAAATGCTTCTTCATCATGCTCATGACGAACTGTTGTAACAACAATTACATCTGACTTAGTACTAGCATGACCTGTGTATATGTAATCAATCTCTTGAGTAAAGAATAAACCAAACTGATTACCTTGATTTACTGCTTCGATAACAGATTCTAATGAAGAATAGCTGCTACTAAAGTGTGGGTTTGTTCCATCTTTCTTAGCAGAAACAGATAGCTTTTGGAATGCTAACATAGCTTGCTTAATAGATTTACAATCATTAGCTTTTTTGTTAGGTTGAGTTGTCATGTGTTCTCCATGCTTGACATCAGGGGTTGACTTTGTTGTGGGGTTGACCCCATTTTTATTTTGATTAGACAAGTGTCTCTCCTTTCATTGGTTTAGTTTTAAAGAATCCTTTATGTGCAGGATTGTCGTGCATAAATAGCCTAGAGTAAAAGGCTATGTAATCGTTGCTTATCTTGAAGTCTGCATCTGTAGTAGTGATGGCTGTCTCCCATCTGATACGACCTATGATTAACCATGGTGAACATTTCTTTGCACCACTGCTAATTGCTTGTAATGTATACTTAGTAAAGTAGTTGTATACATGTGGGTTATCTTTGTGATACTCCCACCATTTCTTTTTCTTTTCTAGGAATGTCATTCGCTTATCTCCTTGATACGTATAGTCAATGCACCACGTTTGTTGCGTTTGATTGATAGCTTGTCGGTATACACTTCACGCTCATTAGATAATACAAGAGACTTAAGTTCATTCTTAGCAACTTCAAATCGTTTGTTACCCAATACATTTTCAATGTAATTAGCTTCATAGTTTCTGAAGCTATTATCTTTACTTGCATCACGTGTAACCATGTTGTTTAGTGTCATGTGCTGAACACCTGTTGGTAATTCGTTAGGCATATCAGCAGTAGGTGCTTGCTTGTTGACAACATGTGACCAGAAGTCACGTAGTATTGGTAGCATACGCAACCACTCAGCTTCGTCTTGACTGACTAGCTTGCACTCCCATTGGTTGCCAAAGATTACAGACAGATACATATGCTTGAGGTCTGCGACTTTCATATACAACTGTATCTGTGGTGAGTAGTACGCAAGTATATCATCAAACTTTTTGAATGAACTTGTGTGCTTACACTCGATACCAATGTGTTCGCCTTTGTTTTCCGGGTCTATCATGATGCCATCAAGCGTAGCTTTGAATGGTATACCATCGATAGTTTTCTTAGCCTCGTGTTGATAGCCAAGAACATGAACATTATACTCTTGTTCAAACCATGCAAGGTTGAAGTCTTCTGTAAATGTACCAAGTTGTACGTTGAATAGATGTGATAGATCAGCAGGTTGACTTTGACCTGTCTTCTCTAACCATAGTGGATGCCAGTCACCACTCATAATCTTGACTGCATCTGACCCACCAATGAATCCCATTCTCCATTTTGGATCACGGACAGGTGGTTTTAAGTTTACTACATTCATTGTGTTCTCCTTTTTGAATATATTGTACTGCATAATTGCAGTTAATACTAGTAGTTTCTTATCGTTTTGTTGCGTTTTGTATCATATCGAGTAGCTTTACTCGCTTTTGATACCTCCATTCTCCTGCGTCTCTGAACTCAGAAAGACTAGGAAAGAATGTTTTTGTATGCGAAACGCTTTTGACTGCATACAAAAATATATCAGCAGGATAATCAGACAAGCCACGTGCAATCAGGCGTATACGCATGGCAATATCTTCTTTGCTTTCTTGTGATGGCTTGACCATGACCATCATACACTTGAGTAACTCCTGCTCCATGTGTTCTTGTGGCATGGGTGTCATGGCAAAGGCCATAACATTCAAAGCTTTCTCTAGTTCATCAGTCTTTGGTTTGCTGACAAGCTTGTATCCACGCACACTGAAGTCTGGATTAAGTTCTTCCTTGTAATTTAGAATTGATTCCAAAGAAGAAAGAACTCTTGCCTCTACCTCCCTTGGACTTGTAGTTGTTAGGCTTTGTAAAGCCTGTGCTTTTTTGTTCTTGCTTAACTGTAACTGCATTTGTCTTGCCTACTTTGTTAGATGGTTGGTTAGTTATAGGTTCGTGTGACATACTGACACCCTCCACGTGACACTCTGTCACTTCCATAGTGACAGGCTGACACTTCCGTACTCTATATATGTTGACTTGATTCTTACCCTGACGTTTGCGTATCAAATAATTTTTATCTACTAGGTACTCAAGCTTACGTATAACAGTACGCTCACTGAGGTTACATTTAATAGCAATCGTTTTGATTGATGGGAAAGCAATCATGGTATCTTGATTAGCA